AGCTACCAAGCGGCGTAGTTCTGCGGCGGCTTGCGCTTCTGCCATTAAATGCCCATAGTTTTTTTCTAATGTTTCTGCAAGTTCTAAAGCGTTCATTTCATTCCCCTTGTTGAGCCTCTATCTTAAAAGCTGTTTCTTTCTTGAATCTTACTTTTACTTAAAAAGATTGTGATTTAGCCTCTTTTTTACTTTTATTTTCTTTTTCTCCATAGGTCGAGCCACCACCAGATGACCCTTCTTTCTCAGTAGAGTGTCTGATAGTTCTCCATTGTTCAATCTATGACCAAACAACCAAGTGGGGTTCAAGAAACAAAAATACGTTCTTTTCAGCCCTATGCTCTTTCCATCCGAGTGGTGCTTTATCGGTACACCTTGCATCCTCATGCTTACCGCTTACGTCCTACGTGCTTGACTCGGTTTCCTTGCCACCTCGCATAACTTGTGGCATCCCTGCGGCTCGATTAATACAGGGCCAATTACGATTTGTTGGTACGGTGTTTTCTGACTTGACAGCCCATGTTCAGGCCCAGTTACGTTACGCGAGTCAATCGGTAACCATAGAAAGATAAACTGTTTTGTCGGTGCGTCTGGAATCGAACCAAATAGACACCTAACACACCCTGCTGTATATCATGCGGTCTAGAATCCGCTATTCAAGCAAGTAGCCACTTAAGATGCGATGCAATCAACTTGCAACCGTGCCTCCAAATCACGCTTCGCACCGACAAAACAGTCTGACAAACAAAAAAGCCGTTTACAACTGCATTTCGGTAGCAACCTTTCCTAAGTAGTTTCCACTAGAACTTAGAAAAAGCGAAACGCATGTGTAAACGGCCTATCTATCGTCACTTGCTACGGTAACAGTTTGGATTATAGCGATAAAAAACAATCGTGCAATAAAAAAACCAACTTTTTACGGTTGGTTTGTTGTTAAATTGAGCAAATCAAGCATCCTTGCCCCGATTCATTCCTAAATCGCCCTTCTTGGCTTGTCCAAATGATTCCCTTACCACCATTAGCGCGGATTTTCTCAGCCATGTCTTGCACTTTTGCGTATTGCTCACGGCCAAAATCATCATGGTTAAATGCTTTTTCTTTCCATTGGTCGCCAGATGCAAGGCAAGGAAAACATCCTACTCGGTCAAAGCCTTCATGATAAAGCGGGTTTTCCTCACCATCAAGGAATTCAAGCACATCAAGGGTAGACCACTCAAGGATTGGCAAACGGAAACGCACGCCCATTGCGCCTAGGTACTTTGGGTATTTACGCAAGATTTCGTGAGGCTGATAGACTTCATCACAGATTTTGCCAGCGTATCGAGTGCGCCGTTCATGGCTTTCATCCGATCGCATACCATACCAAACCTCAAAGCCACCTTGTTTTTCAGCTAGTTCTTTTGTAAAAATCTTGGTTTCACGAATCTTTAGTTCATCGGTGCAATGCCTAGCGCCGCCGCCTGGAAACCTTTTGTATTTTTCAGACTTCTCAAGCACAGAACCACCACAAACGGTTTCAATCTTTACGCCGTACATCTCGCCCATGCGTTTAACGTGCGCGTATGTCTTTGGATGCTCAAATTGAGTATCACAGAACAGGCCAAGGATTTCATCGGCTTGATAGGCTTTTAAAGCCAGTTTTAAACAGCTTTGCGAATCTTTGCCGCCGCTGATAGGGACTAGCACTTTTATAGGTTTCATTGTCTTGCTCGGATTGCGTTTGCAAGTCCTACGGATTTATATTTGTGTTCTTCACACACTTTTGCACATTCCTCACGTTCGCGCTCTGCTACCAGTGTGGCAAATGTATCAAGGCATTTGCTTGCGCTAGTTCCCACTTTGTTTCCATAAAACTCAAGTTGAGTAAAACCAGCCAATGTAGCCAATTCAACAATGTCAATTTTTGTCATCCCACCACCCCTTTTTTCAATCGTTCAAGCATCTCACGCACGTTTTGCGGTATAGGAGCCGCTTTCTTTGCATCTTCATCCATCTTCTTTAGCGCAGGGTCTACAAAAGAAACGTTGACATTGATAGTCATTTCAGGAATTTCGGCTCCATCCCATCGAAGCTGGTTAATGTAAACAAGAGGCGCAGGAATAAAAGCACCGTTGTCTTTTTTCCAATCGTTTGTTGTAGTCATCCAAGCCGTATGAGCGATTATTTGCTCTGCTTGGGTGTCTAGCTTCATCTTCTGCCATTTGGCCTTTACGAGCGATTTAGCGCCCTTGCGTGGGCTTTTAGGCCATGTCTGCCACCATGTATCAAAGTTCATTTTGTAGCCTTAATGTTATGAAAGCACTCAATTTGACGAACAAAATCGATGCGACCATAAAAATCACGATTAATTATTTCAGTTGGTATTGGAGTTTGTTTTGGTTGTTTAACTATTTTCAAAACGTGATTTAATGCTGAAATTTCATGCTTATCAAAACTATTTTGATGATCTTTGTTTTGCAGATGTTCAAGTCTGCGCTCAAGCGGTTTTGTGTAATATTTCCATGCTAAAGGCTTTATTTCATCTGTCATACGTTCTCCTTAAAAATTTCAGTTTAGTTATCCAAGCTGACAAGATTCTTACTTACAAGAATAGCGCGGCTTTTTTCCATTGCCAGCGTAAAGGCTTCTTCTACATCATCAAGTGATAGGTGGTCAGGGCGTTTTGCTTGCCTATCGTAAATTTTGTGGCAACTTCCGCACCCATAAGCACCGCGATCATCATCAGCTTTGCGCCCCATTGCTTTTCCGTCTGAGGCTCGATTTGAATGACACCAAACAACAGTATCAGGGTCGTAATTGCACACGCCTTCTAGGTTAATAGTGCAATATTCGCCTCTTGCAGATTGACGTATTTTTGTAGTCTTGGGGCGGCTACGTTTTATAGGTGATCGTTTCATTGTCTTGCTCGGATTGTTTTTGCACATTCAGACGGAAACACAATGCTTGCTGGATAGCTGGCATCATCCAAGCCCTCACACAACTTTGCACATTCCTCACGTTCACGCTCTGCTACCAGTTTGGCAAAAACTTCATGCTTGGACAATGCGGGGCTTCCGTACCCAACAGTAAAACCAGCCTGTCTAGCCATCTCAATGATTTCATCTTGTGTCATATCTACTCCTAAAAACTTTAGCGTAGCACGAAAACAAACTAAAAATTTAAGTGGCTGGAACTTTCTTTTTTAGTGTTAGTCAGCTTTTTGTAAGGAAGTGGCTTTAAAGTACGCATATCAACAAACGAGGAACTGGCATGACAAACGAACAAAGATTTGCAATTGCACCACAACCAGAAGCGACTTGCCCAATGATTGATGCAATTATTAAAAAGTTAAATTCCGCTGAAAGGTCAATTCGTGGATTTCAAAAACTTGATGACGTTGATGAGTTAAAAGAAGTTATTGATTCTATTCATTCAGATTTGTTTAGCTGGAATGATCTTGAATCAGATTTGGAAAAGATCAGAAAACATGTTGAAAAAATTAGAAATTGGGGCGAAGAATGGAAGCAATTAGCCATAAATTTAGATGAACAGATGTAAGCAAATTGTAAGAAATCATATTTAACATACGTCCATCAACACAAGGAACTGACATGACACCTTCAGATTTTGAATTCAGCTTTGAATACGACAACTACCCAATGAGCTTTGATGAAGTCATTGCAGGTCGTGCGCTTATCTTAGCTTTTGACTACACACCACGCGATGAAGATGACATGGTTAGCAAAGGCATCCACATGGCTGTATTTGCAAAGGATGGTGATGCTATCGAGGAAATTTCTCACTTGGTAGAGAAAAAAGAAGAACGCGATTTTGTGGATGCGTGTTTTAAATATCTTGAGGAGACAGCATGACTAAAAAACAAATGTGCGAAACCATCCTAGAGGCTATGCGATTTGCTTGGCTTAAAGGTGATGTTTTTAAAGATGTGACTGAATACATGGATTGTGTTCGTCAAGTAAAGGAGAGATTCAATGACTGATAAACAACCAGCTTTTCCAAGCCACGGCTCAATGGGTGAAATTGTGCAGGAAGGCATGACTTTGCGTGATTACTTTGCAGCCAAAGCGATGCACGGTGATATGACACAAGGCATCCACGAAGCAGATTTTCGAGAAACGGCAGCACGCGCTTACGCAATGGCTGACGTAATGATGGAGGCCCGCAAATGACTGATTTTGAAGGACTGACATTTCCAACCGAGCAAATGGCTTATGAAGCTGGATATGCTCATTACGGATTGATTGACCTGGAATCTAGCCAAAACATAGATGGTTCTTGGTACGTTTACCCAAAGGATGAAGAATGAACTGCTGCGACTACAACTGCCACCAAGGGCGTGATTGCCCAGTACACGCCCAACACTACAAACCAGAGAAAGAGGTAAGCATGGCTAAGAAAATTGGACAATTCATAGTAGGCGCTGCGCTGATTGTTTTGTGGGCTGAGATGATCGCTTATGGGCTTACAAATGCAGCAGCTTGACATTAAACACAGTGACAAGCTCACAGACCTGCTTCAAACGCTTGAATTTGTCGGGCGCGAGACTTTTATGTCTGTTTGCCGCAACCTTTCAAACGATGTGTTTAAGGTGCGCCATGCAAATGAGAAGCTGAAACTTACGCCAGAGGCAGAGCTATTGGTGTGGGTGATTGGCGAATCATTCTCACAGTGCCGAAACTCACAGCACGATATTGACTGGTTCTTTAATGATGATTCAGCTTTTGTGGGCTATTGCAACGTGTTAGGTATTAATGTTAATGCTTTACGTGAGATTTTGAGCAGGGTAAACAAACACGTTTTTATCTATCAATTCAAGAAAATGGAGAGAGAAAATGCGGAAAATGTACTGCCACAAGTGCCATAAAACCAAATCAATGGGCGGCGGCTCGTTTCGGATGATCGCGGGTTTCAGGTGCTTTGTTTGTCGTGAATGTGGAGAAGTGAAATGAACAAAAACAGTTTAGCGGCTTATCGCTCTATCGGGGCGCATTTAGATTCGCATTACTTTGAAATCTATGAGGCTTTGTTAGCAAGAGGCCCACAAAACGCTTGGGATATTGCTTATGAATCAGCCTTGTATGAGGCACAAGTTTACCGCCGATTGTCCGAGATGGTCAAAGCTGGATGGATTGAAAAACTCGACTGGGACACAGTAACGCCTACTGGATGCTATGCCTCAACTTATTGGATTTGCACAAAGGAAACAAAATGAAAGAAGAAAAAGGCATCATTTTTACGCAACCAAACATTCCAGTGAATACGCCTGTGCGCTACTGCAATGAATGCAAATTTCAGCAGTATTCAGCCGCAAAAGAGCCTTGCAATACCTGCATGAAAGACACCAAAGGTAGCAAATGGGAGCCAGCTAAGTGAGGCGAGCCGCGCGCGTAGATGCCAACCAAACGCAGATTGTGAGCGCATTACGGACGGCAGGCGCTTACGTTTGGATTATCGGCCTGCCAGTAGATTTACTCGTTGGCATAGGGAATAAAACTTTTCTGGTTGAAATAAAGACAAACGAAAAAAAGAAGCTAACCAAGCTACAAACAGACTTTTTCGCTAACTGGACAGGCGGTACGCTTTGCAGGATTGATTCGCCAGAAGCCGCGCTAAGAATGATTGGGGTTGTTAAATGAAAGTAGAAATAGGAAACGCCACGCTGTACCTTGGCGACTGTAATGATATTTTGGCTACGCTTCCAAAGGTGGATGCGGTGATTACTGACCCGCCTTATGGTATTGACTATGAAACAGGTTATGGTTCTTTGGATTGGGGAGACGGAAGAATCGCTGGCGATAAAAACACAAAGTTAAGAGATTTTGTGGAAGATTTTGCGATAGGAAAACCTTGTTTAATGTTTGGTACTTGGAGAGTTTCAAGACCATCTGGAACAAAAATGGTTTTGGTATGGGATAAGGGGGGCGCATTAGGAATGGGTGATTTGTCTTTGCCGTGGAAGCCTGGACATGAAGAAATCTATGTGATAGGCAGAACAGGTTATTCGGGGGTGCGTAGCAGTGATGTCTTGTGTTATCCACCAGTGCAAAGCATGGCGAAAAACGGTCGTGTTCATCCTATGCAAAAGCCAGTTTCATTGATGATTGATTTAATTTCTAAAACTATTGGAGAAACCATACTAGACCCATTCATGGGAAGCGGAACCACAGGCGTAGCCGCTATCCAGCTAGGTCGAAAATTCATTGGAATTGAGCGCGAACCAAAATACTTTGACATTGCCTGCAAACGTATTGAACAAGCCGTAGCACAAGGCCAGTTGTTTGAACTAGAGCCACAAAAACAAGAACAAACCTCTCTTTTGTAAGCCAGCCGTAAGAATTGTGTGAACAATACACATATCAACAACCAAGGAACTGAAATGAACGTTTATCAAAAACTCAACTCCGCCCGTAATATGTTTCACAAGCAACCACTCAAAAAGTCAGGCCACAACAAGTTTGCTGGCTATCAATACTTTGAACTTGGCGATTTTGTCGTGCCAGCTTTGAGCATTTTCTCAACAGTCGGTCTTACATCAGTCATAAGTTTTGGCGATGAAATTGCCAGCATGACTATTGTCAATAATGATGACCCAAAAGAAATGATTTGCATCAATTCGCCCATGTCTAAAGCCGCTTTAAAAGGCTGCCACGAAGTGCAAAATCTTGGAGCAGTACAGACCTACCTAAGAAGGTACTTATGGGTTGCCGCGCTTGAGATTGTCGAGCATGATGCACTTGATGCCTCAGAGCCAGTTAAACCAACTAAATCAGCGCCAATCATTACACCAAACCAAAACGCAGGTTTAGATTTGAGCAAAGAAGAAAAGATTTCGCTTGAAGAATTGGCTAACGTGCTTATTGACCTAGTTAACTCAGAGCGTCCAAACGATGCAAAAACACACTTGCACAATCAGGCGTTGGAAAATGAGCAGAAACTCTATCTCTGGTCTCAGTTGCCTTCTAACGTGCGTTCAGCTATCAAAAAATGAGAAAACGCACCAAACGCAAGTACGTGCCAAAAGGTGACGGATTGATTGCCATACATTCAAGCCAGCCATTTAGCGAAGCCGCAAAAACTTCGCTTAAATCAAAGGTTTGGATGGCTTGGGCAGGATTTAAATCGGGCGCTGCGACAGTCGAAGATTTCGATTTGTTAGCAGCTACCGCGAACGTTTGCCTAATCCGCGCTGAGGCTATCGGTAATCAAGCAGTTATTCTTTGCAAAGACGCACAAAGCGCCTTGATGGATATTCGAGAACGCCATGATCGTTTAGGGCGGTTTGGCATTGATGCTAAGAGCTTGGATGCTTTGCCTGATTTGCTTGATTTTTATTGTGAGTTGATTGATAACAGCACACCTAGGCAAATGGCTGATGCAGTTGAAGTGGCTTTTAAGCGGTTGAATAAACAGATTTTCTTTAAAAATGATTGATATGAAACGAAACAACCTCAACATTGACAGCATCCATCCAAAGAACGGCAAGAAGTTCTCCCCTAACTTGCATCGCTTCATGAAGAACAAAGGAGCTGCATTTGCGTCTGTCCAGCTCGTTTATGAAGACTCAGAAGGAGTGCTTTGGATTGGTTATTGTGACGATCACTTTTTTACTGGCGCTCGACTTGTGAGCGTTTTGTGCGATTACAAATCCCAAACATTTGCACACATCGGGAAAGTGCAAACACTCACCGAAGTGAGCAATTTTTGGGAGCGATATGTGAGGGATGGACGATGCGCGATTGACCAAAGCCATTCAATGTATTTTGTTGGTAATGATAAACGATGGAAAATTGAAAAAAATACACGCGCTTGCCAATGGTGTGGGCATCATGTACAAGTTCAGATTGAATGGCAAGAAACAATTGATAAAAGTGCATGGATACCTGCATGAACTACTTTGTTTTGTCCCACGCTCAAGCCCGTCAAAACGCGATTGAAGCAGTTAAAACCGCGCCCGATGGGTGGACTGTGCAGGTTAAGGCGAAAACGCGAAGCCTAGAGCAAAACGCTAAATTGTGGGCTTGTCTGCATGATGTAGCCGCCCAAGTAGTTTGGCATGGTCGCAAATTGTCGCCCGAAGATTGGAAGCACATTTTCAGCGCAAGTCTTAAAAAGCAAGATGTGGTGATGGGGATAGACAATCAAATAGTGGTCTTGGGTCAATCCACCTCAAAAATGACGGTTAAAGAACTATCGGACTTGGTGGAAATCATCCACGCATTTGGAGCGAATCACGATGTTAAATTTGGAAACGATAGCCGATGAAAACGCCGTTCACCTAGCAAGAATGTGCGTTTATTTTGATGGTGGATGCGTAGACCATGCAAAGTTTCGTATCAAAGAGCTAGAAAAAGAGGCTTTGTTTGAAGGAATCAGGGCAAAAGTCATTGATAACCTAGCTACTCATTTTGTCGAAGCAAGCAAAAACGAAAAAGAGCGTGAGTTGGCTAAGAAAAGTTTTTTAGTGCTGCGTAACGATAAAGATAGGTTTTTTGATACGCTAGGCGATGTGATTAAACAACGATTGGAAAAAGACAAATGAAATCAGTTTTTTACACCATGCTAGTTTTGCTAGGCACTACCGTAGTGGCGCTAGGTTTGCTTTTTCTAGGCGCTTGGCTTGATGCAGGATTAGAGCCTAGCCAAGTGATTATGAAAAAGGAAAAAGTTGTGACTTGCGCTACGATTGGAAAAGGGTGGAGCAAATGCGAAACGGAGTGGATTTAGTGGAAATCAATAAACACTGGGTCTGGTGAGTTCTTTATTAGCGGGAATAGTTTATCAAACGCTATTTTTGAGCCGCCTACCCAGTCTGACTTACCATCCCAAGTGCTACCAACGATTAAACATCCTTCGGTGTGTTCGCTAGTGTTTCCCGTATGGATTCGCACACCTGAGAAGCCTTCAACACCTTCAAGCAATGGCAACTCACGTTTGAAGCGGTTAGACATTGTTACCTTAACGGGATAGTAGCCTTTAGGAATAGCGGTCTTTGCGTAAACCTTCCATTCGGCTACTGGCTTGCCTTCGACTTCTCTAACCTTATCCTCAAGCGTAAAGCACACAAAATCTCTGCCATTGAAGATTTTTCCAATGGTAAAAGTTTCGCCAAAATGGATGCGCTCTAGTTTGAGAATCATTTTTTAGGCTCAGAGTTGAACAAAAGCTGATCTTTCGCTTGGCTACCATGACTAGAGCCAAAGTAAAAGCTAATCACTTGCTCTGCCTTGCCTGACAAATAGCCGATCAAAGTACCAGCCAAAACGCTATCAGCCGTAGCCCAACCAAGCAATGTAGCCACAATCACACCGATAAACGAGCCAACAATAAAGAATCCAAGCGAAGGCACAAAGTAGGAACGTGTAGCGGTTTGCATTTCACGCGCCGACTTACGATCTTCTACTTCGGTTTTAAATTGCTCTAAATCAATCTCTGCGAGTTTCAATGCCACTTGTGGGTCAGCTTGAATCGCAGCAGTTACCGCGCTTGGCGTAGCTTCTACACCTAACTTTTGCGCGATTGCTTGCACAACCAAACCACCAACAGGGCCGCTAACAGTTGTGACCAATTGTGGGGCGTATTGCTTGAGAAGGTTTACCAAATCATTCATTCAATATGCCCTGCCATAAAGAAGTTGCAATAGCTCTGTGTCAATCTTCCGACACTACCAGCCCATCCGTCTTGGTGAATCAATCGAGCGCATCGTTTGCTGAATGTAGTTTCACCTTCACGAGGAAAATCCAACGTAAGCACAGCTAGTTCAGTGTAGTTAGCCACTATGTCAATAACAGCCGTAAACAGCGTTAGAGGAGCTAGGATGCGCCAATAGCCACCACGTTGATATTGGATGGCTAGAGGGTAGAGTATGGCTAGAAGGATGGTCATTGTTCGTCAGCATCCTCAGGCGTATTACCGGCGTCCAGCCATTTCAAATAGGCTTGGTAGTCTGTGTTGTCCGCATTCAAGGGAATGGAAGTGTTCATGCCGATCACTTCAATAGCGCACACTTCGTTTGTTCGTTTGTCTTTAATGAGTTTGTACATTTACAGCTCCGCAGAAAAAATTACTTGGGCAGAGGCGTTAGAACCAATGACGTTTCCACCAGTAGCCAATGAAGAGGCAACGCTAACAGTCACAGACATTTCGTCTGGTGTTGATACGTTTGATGAGATGCCTGTACAGGTCTGCTGCGAGCTTGTGTAAGTTTCAAACGTGAAATGCCCAGCAGACGAAATTGTTAAACTTGGGCCAGTACGCATCGTCACAGGAAATTTAGTTGTTGGAAACGCTGTTGTTCCGCTTGCATTTCCGCTAACAAAATGACGTTTATTGCCACCACCTGATTGCACAAAACAATACCTCTGACACAAAGCCAGCTCAGTACCATACGGCCGCAAGTCAAAGCTCGTTGCTGTTGAGCCTTTTTCTAGTTGAACGCCTGTGATGTAGAAGGTGGCTCCGGATGTTCCGACTACTGACACCGAACCAGTTGGCACTTCGTTATCTGCACCCACCCAAGCACCAGCAGTTCCTGATCCGTAGGTTGTTCCGTAGCCAAGACCAAAGTAAAGAACAGCCCCAATGCCGTTGGTTTTATTCCATGTTCCTGTGGTGTCGCCAGCAATCGTAATTGTTTTTTGTTCCCACGTATTTGCTGCGTTGATTGTGTAGCTGAACGGATACTGTCGTGTCGCGTTGCTGTTGCCCAATGATCCGCCAAATGAACCCGTCAACGAAGAACGCACCCAGAATGAAATTGTTACAGGTGATGCTCCCGCTGCGCCAAAGCCAAAATCTGCAAAATTAAAGCCTTCAATACGATGCTGGATATTAAAGTAATCGGCTGCAAGACAGGTGTAGGCAGAAAGAGATGTTATGCCAATGTAGTTGGTAAACCCAACAGGTGGTGTGACGCCACCAGCATTTTGCTGCGAGCTGTATTTTGAGCTTACTGAAAGTCCGTTCAACCAGCGGTCACCAGAATAAGTGGCGTTTGCAGTAGTAGGAGTAACACTAGCCCCCGCATTACGCTGGTCAATCATCATCGCACCATTGATGATGCGGTTCTTGAAGCCGTAAGTGGCATTTTGCAAATCAGTAGATAGCTTTGCCGTACTAATTGACCCATCAGCAACTGTGCCAGGCACTGCATTTTTTTGATACGCCACTACTCGCCAACCGTCAGCAGTACCTAGCGTAGCCGTAGGAATGACAATCAAACAATCCCCTGCCGCAGTAGTAATGTTTGCACCACCTGGCAACGACAAAGTAGCTGAGTTAGTCAACAGCACAGCACCAGCAAAGCGAAGGAATCGCGGCCCTTTGTAGTTAGTGCCAAACGATGTGATTGTTGTTGTTCCAGTGATACGCAAGAAGTTTGTCAACTGTGCGCCAATGTCAGTTGTTGCCGCGCTTGCTAGGTCTGCTTCTGTGCCTTGGTTGAATAGTTGCTCATAGATTAGAGCCTGACCAGTGCCATCACCAGCCGTAAGTCCTGTGATTTTGTTACCGCCCATTTGCAAGTTACCCGTCATCGGGCCTTGTCCATCACGGCTTAAAGACTGCGTAAGTGCAGCCACTATGTCATTCAAAAGGGCTTGCCAATCGCCTGAAGTTGCCAGCGTGTTGTTAATCGCTGGATTCCAGCTACTCGATGGGGCAACGTACGTGCCACTGCCATTACGGGCCATGTCTACTCCTTGAGGATAATTAGCCTAATTTTACATCATCACAACATTTTTTTGTGTTTTTTCAGCTTTGTAAGTCTTTAGTAAGGTTTGTGGATAATCATTAGCACATCAACAAGGAGTTCACATGAAACACATCATCACAATCTTGGCTTTAGTCTCTGGCAGTGCTTATGCCTCATGTGACATTGCCTTGCCACCAAATACGTTCTATCAATGTATCGAAAGAGAGAATATGATAGAGCAACAGTCGAAAAGACTGCAACGAATCGAAGACCAAAACAAGCAGATTTTGATGAACCAACAGCGTTTGCCAAACTCTTGTTTCTTTGATGTATCTGGCGTTAAACGCTGCTTCTAACCTAAGGAAAAACCATGAAAAAACTTATCGCTCTCTTGGCTTGTGTCACATCATTCTCTGCAATGGCTGACATTGTGAACGGCTATACACGTAGCAATGGCACTTATGTTGCGCCTCATTTCCGTAGCGCACCAGATGGTGTGACATACAACAATTACGGTAGCCGCTAAAAAATAAGCCCCGCGAGGGGCTTTTTAACTAGGAGAGAACTATAGATTACATTAAATTTAAGCTATACAAGGCAATTGCAATCGTTGTTTTGATTTTTATCATTGCCTTTGTCATTGGATTTACTCAGCCGCGAGAATAGGAGCAGTTCTATACGCGGCTTTGTAAGCCATTGGCAATTTGTCTCTTAATGCTGCCACAAGTGCGCTATTGCCTGATTTTTGCGCTTCTTGCATCAGGCTTAGTGTTTCTTGTGGAGACATTAAAGCCTCTGCAAGACGTTGTGACATTTGTTTATTGGCTTTTCCGTAAACAACATCGCCAGCCTTTGCCGCAAGGTTTCCAAGCACTTGGCTGCCGCTTAAACCTCGAAGCATGGTAGGCACACCAGCTTGATTCAGCATATTGGAATACGCCAAGTTTTGCACTGTGTTAGAGCCTACGCCACGACCAGCAGTGTCAGCAAAGTTAGAACGCGCTAAGTCTTGTTGAACAGCTTGCAGTTTTTGCAGTTGTTCAGGAGTCAATGTGTTTTCAAGCGTAGAGCCTTTAAAGCCTGTTGCCGCTTGTGCGGTTTCATCGCTTAAACGCTTGGCAAATTGACCAGCCATGATTTTTTGGTCAAGTGGTCGAACAGTTTTAAGCAATTCCTCGCCAATAGCCATTTGGTTAATTGGCTTAGAAAACTCTTGGTATGCCTCACGCGCAACACCGTAAACTGGAGAAATCTTGTCCATCTCTGTAACAAGTTTATCCTTCATGTCCATCAATGCGCTTTTTGCGTTACGACCAAGCGGATTTGTTGCGCTAGGCTGCAAAGCGTCATCAATCGCTAACTTGATGTAATGCAATCCGTCAATCGAAGTTAACGGGTTGCCAATGTCAAAACCTTTGTTTGCTGCAAGTTTTTGAGCGTCTTTGATAAACCCTGAAAAAGCAGGGCGTGATGCCAAATCTTCAAGCGTCTTAGTTGGGCGAATAGCCATTGCAGCAGATTGTGATTCTGTGCGTTGTGGCACGTTACCCAATGAGCCAAGGCCAATATTTCCTTGGTCTTTAGCGATTTGGTCTGCAATCGCAGTTTCACGCCTTGCCAAGTCTTTACGCTTTGCTGATTGATATGTAGCCTCTGCCATAGCATCGCGCACACCTTCTGCTTGTGCTTTTGCTCCACCAGTGCCAGCCAACTCATTCAATACGCCTAAACGCGCTTCGTTTTGAGATAACTGACGCGCAGCAAGTGCGTTTGTTGCCTCTGGATTAACTGCCATAGCCGCACGTTGCATTGCAGCCATGCTAGGCACGCCAGCAGCTTCAGCAGCGGTAGGAAAAGAGCCTTGCACAAGTTCAGGCGCATTAGCCAAGTTTGCCATTGCTTTTTGCGCATCAGAACCAGCCGCATCAGTTAATGCGCGACCCAAAATGCGCGTTTGACCAGCTTCGTAAAGCGGTTCAATCAATGACTTAGCACCAGCACCAGCCATGCGACCTGCAACCATTGCGCCTTTACCAACAACAGGCAAAGCGCCACCAATTACAGCGCCAACATCAGCATCACTAGGGTTAACTAATCCAGCAGAAGCTCCACCAACAGCAGCGCCGCCAGTTCCGCGAATAGCTAACTGTTTAGCACCTTCACGGCTTAACAATGAAGCAGCAGGGCCACCAATAGACATACCGCCAGAGCGTAAGGCTTCAGCTAATCGTGTAGCACTTGGGGCAACTTTAGACAATCCACTAGCTAAACCAGCACCAACAGGCAAAGTAGCTGCAATTTCACCAGCAAGCTCACCGCCGCCAGTTGTCATTGGATTTGCTTCCTTATATGGCGCAACTTCGCTTGATAGCTTACGGCGACCTAGCTCTGCATCAGTTTGTAGCCATTTGCCAGCTTGATTAGCGCCTAGCTTTTCTAAGCCCATACCAACCAAGTCTTGAGCGCCTAGAGCAACAGTTCCAACACCTTTGCCTAGACCAGCGCCAAGCGATTCAATATAGCCTTTTTCAGGCTTTGGTGAACCGCCTTGAAGCATCATCAATCCTTCGGTAGAGACTTTAGATAAGTCTCCAGATTGAAGCGCCATTAAATCTTGTGTGGAGACTTTGCTTAAATCCATTATTTACCACCTCTGCGAGCAATTTCAGCCGCGATAGCATCAGAGCTAGGCATACCACCACCTTGTTGTGGTTTAAATTCTTGTGGAGCAGTGCCAAAGTTTTGCACGTTGTAACCAGCTTTACCAAGATTACCAATGCGTGTGTTACGTTGAGCATCAATCAAAGCAGCACGTTCAGCCATGCGGTTTTGAATCATCTCAGGTTTCATCCCTGGCTTGATTGATGTTCTATCCCAAGCAGCTTGTTCGCCAGCAGTCAAAGAAGCGCCAAACAACTTGTTACGCATAATGTTGTCGTTAGCTTCATGCGCCGCCCACCACTCAGACTGTGGCTGCAACTTATCGCTGAATTTAGCGCCCACCGTATTGGCAAGACCACCAACAACGTCAGATTTATAGCCGCCGTACTCAGGTTTGAATGTTTCCATCAGGCGCTGTTGAGTGCCTAAAGATTCATCCAATCCAGTGATTTTGTCCACTTCACCACTTGTCAAAGTCTTATTGGCACTACCACCTTTTACTGGCACGCCACCAGCACCCATAATTGGCACAGCTTGACCGTTCACCAACTGCATTGGGCCTTGCTCTGTTTGGATGATTTGCGCTTGACGTTGACCAGCCATAAGCTGACGCATCTCTTGTTGGCCTTGCAGTTGCATACGAATCTGGTCTTCGCGCGCCTGACGGTCAAGTGCTTTTTGCTCGGCTTGCCATGCGCGGTTAGCCTCTTTTTCAACTTTTGCTTGCT